GGAAACCGTACCGCCCGTATTCTTCACTAGCATTCCACGGCTGGTCAGCTGCTGCTTCATTGGGAATACTGACTTTCAGTGTTTCCACAAACTTACTCAGCGTCGTCAGATAGCTCGTCACAGTCTGCGCACCAGTATACACGTTGTTACCGGCGCTATGCACCGTAATTGCATACATGACAGTCTTGACCTGCCCGCTAGTCACACTAGCATCGCTCCAAGCAAACGTCTTGGTAAAGCTGGTCGGCCCGCTCACAACCAGATTGACCGTAGCATTGGTGTTATCCGGCGTGTACTCAACAGCCACATACACCGTTCGGGTCTCACCCAGCGCATAGCTCACAGGCACGTTGACTGCTTCGCCACCAGCCTTAATGCCCCAGATAGCCACCTGATTACCTTTGCCATTGAACAGCAGATTGCCGCTCACATCAACACTAGTCAGGTTGAACTTCTTAGCATACTTGCCGTTATTCAGAGCAACAGCTCCCTCGCTCTGTTCGTCGCTGACATTCCAGAACGAACCCTGTCCGTCGCCCTGTTCCACCGCACCAGTAGTCATGAGCACATTGCCAGCGTTGATGCCAGTATCTGCCACCATGTCAGCCTGTACATTGTACACACGCGTGGTGCTGTCCTTGTACCCCTCGACTTCCTTCTGGAACTGGCTGTAGTCATACGGCTGGAACTCAAAGGGTTCAGCATACAGGCCATTATCCAGAGCCACAGCCGTAACGCTGGTCTGTGCCACAACCTGATAGAAAGAACCACCGCCATCTCCGATAGCTTTATCGCCACAAGTCAGCAGGGTCTCGCCCAGAGCCAGCGTCTTATCTGCCTGCATTTCAGCCTTGGTATCAAAGCTGTGCAGAGTGTCAGCGTAGAATCCGCTGACTGCTGCTGCGTAGTCTTCGACGTTCTTGTTGTACTGTTCAACGTTGGCGTTGTACCCCTCAACCTTGAGGTTGTACTCAGCCACCTGAGCATTCCAGTCAGAACTCTGAATCCAGAACTCAGTATTGCTGATTGCAGTGCCAGCCGGAACAGTCTTACGGCTAACATAGCTGCGGTTGTCCGTATACACGACGCTCAGAGCAGCATACTGTTTCGTATTGCTCCATTCGCCGGCGAACTCAGGAGCATACCGTGCGCCAATGAATTTCTTCAAAGCCATAATTGATTCTCCTTTGTATGTTATTCCCTCAACCCACCTCGGCGTGTTTCAGCCTACTCCAAGTGCGTACTTACTGCACGACTGCGCTTTCCCACTCAAGAACCAACTTACCGTAGTCCTCGTTATCCGGGTCAAGCTCAGTGCCAAAGTTCACGAAGTCCCACGTGTCAGGGATGTAAGCGATGAAGTATCCGCTTTCGTCAATTTCAAACCACACGTATTTGACAACCTTAGCAACAAGCTGCTGCAAGTTGTTATCAATCCACGTAGCCAAAGCCTTGACATAGTTGTCGATGTACTCACCGTTGATAAGGTCGTCTACGTCTTTCTGCAACTTGAGAACAGTTGCAGCGAGTTCGCCAATCTTATCATCCTGTGCAGCAATTTTGTTGTCCTGTGCCTGAGATTTTGCGTTGATATTCTGTTCAAAAGCAGAGATACTAGCGTCAGTATCTTCTTTGTACGCGTCCAGCTGTTTCTGGTATTCTTTGGTCAGCTCCTCGATAGTCTTATCGATATCGCTGTATTGTGCGATAATCTGATTGAACAGTTCCACGGCATGGTTGTAAGTCTCAACCATTTTCGCCATGATTTCATAATCAGACGAACCGGGGATGAACGTATTCAGATTGAACAGGCCGGGAATAGGCAGAAACGGCAGAGGAGTCAACGGCTCGTATGCCATTGTTTGTCACCTCACTTCCAGTAGTTCACCAAATACTGAAACAGGTCAGAAATGAACTGCATCCAGTAAAGGATTGCATTGAAGTCCATAGATGTCACCTCTCTTTACGGCAGGTTAATCCAGCCGTCAATGTGGTACTCCTGACTTGCAGCGGTCGCTGCGCCCAGACTGATAGTGACAGTATGCAGGCCGTCCTTGCTGGACACGGTGTTCTTGACAGATGCAGCAGCGGTAGCGGCGTGGTCGCTTGCCGTATTGAACCAGCCCAGTTCGGCGTGTTCGCCAACATTCGGCAGATTCACCAGCAGAGCCGGGTCGTTTGCAGCCACAGCGCCAGTTGCCGTAAACACTGCGTAGACACGCAGAGCGCCGTTCAGTAGAAAGCTGTTGTCCTCAACCATCTTGATTTTGCTGTCAGCAGGCTGAATGAAGTTAGCCATATGATATTCTCCCTTCTTAGAAGATGCCCATGAAGCAGCTACTCAGAGCATCAATGATTTCGACATCGATGTTGCGCAGTGCTTCGGAATATTCTTTGAACAGTTCCGCATAGCTCTTGCCGCTCAGGCCGCTAATGGTTCTGTTCCGGTTGCCGTTGTACTGATTCTTTTCTGTGTCCTTGCTTCCGTAAGTGGTCGTATCATTGCTGTTTGCAATGGTGTTTGTGCTGCCATTGCTTTTGTCCTTTGTTGCTCTGCTTGCATAAGTGTTGTTTGCGATATCACTTTCAATGTTCAACATCTGACCGGGAGTATCAGAACCTACATTCAATGTGTAGTTGTTGGCATTGGTAGTGCTGTTGGAAATGCTGCTGGTGGAATCTGCGCCGCTCTTGTTGAGCGTTCTGTCATTGGTGTGCCCGTCATTGATAACCTCAGTGATGTTACCACCGGTATAAAACTTCCACTCTTCGTTGAGCGCTTCGTACAGCTTGTTTTTTACCGGCATAATCTCAGCCATAGTCATGTTCAGGAAGTGCTTGAAACGGTCAGGCGGCAAGCACCCGATTTCCATGAACAGGTAGTGGTTGATAATTTTCTGGTTGAGCTGTTTGCGCCAAGCAGCAGGGTCGGTGACGAAAGAGGGAACAGGGTAGGTATCCATGCCGATATCATAGCCGGTGTCGATAAGCCTACCAAGTTCAATAGTGTATACAGCCATTGGTTACACCTCACCTTCATCCGTTTTAACGTCGTCAGTATAGTTCTTAGTATAGGTTGCATTGTAGCTGTTCTTACTGTACTTAGCGCCTTCGGTGGTGTATGCTTCGCTTGCCAGATGAACACTGACATTCAGCCCGAACAGTTCATTGATTTTCTTTGCTGCTTCCTGCCGCTGGCTTAAACCGATGTTCGCCAGAGCGTTTGCCTGTCGGTCGAACTGCTCCACTTCGTCAGTGACACGCCGTTCGGTTTTGTAGTCTGCCATGCCGATGCCAAGAAAAGCCAGATATTCGTTGTACTTGGTAATCTTGATATCCTGCAACTGGCCTGCGACAAACGGAGCATCAGTGCGAAGAACCTTAAATGCATTTGGGTCGAACACGTCCTTGACACCGAAGATAACAGGGGTGTTGCCCTTGTATTTCTGGTACACTGCCATTGCAGTTTGTTTCTGTTTCTGGTCAGTGAGAATCAGTACAGGAGTTTTCTGTGCAGAAATGTTGATGTCGATTGCTGCATCGATGTCATACAGCATCTTTGCGTAGCGACGGGTGGTGAGGAACGTAGGATACATATCAGGCGTGTTTCTGATAAGTACGCATTTATCTGCGTCCATAGCTGGAAAGGAGACAACTGGGGTAATGGGCCTAATGCGAAGCGGGTCGTCGTAAATGTTGATGCCCTCAAGGCTGGCATTCAGACCAAGGAAACCTCTAGTTTCACTGTTAAAGAATACAGCTCTGCCCTGAATGAACAAGCACCGTTCAAGGAATCGTTCGTTGACGCTATCGGGAAGCCCCTCCCACTTGAACATGGTGCACGCAAGGTTTTTGAGCCGCGTATAATAGTCACAGTAAGCGGACACTGCAACTTCTTTTTCAGCCAGCTCGTTGTCGTATTTATACATATTATCACCTTCTTACTGAGTAAACCAGCCAACCAGTTTTTGCAGGAGCAAGTTCAGCAAGTAGGACAAGATAAGCGATACTACAAAGCCGATTGCCGCGCCGACGGGGCCAGCCAAGCCACCAATAGAAATGCCAAGTGTGCTTAATGTTGACATTACTAGGTTTGTAAGGCCGGTAGTAATCCAGTTTGCCAGTATTGGCTGAACAACCTGACCAAGCACAATCTGCGTTACGGAGATAACCGTTTGGGAGATAATGTTTTTGGCAGCTTGTTCTATAGAAATCTGACCCTTGAGGACGCCGCCTACTGATTGGATTGTGACATTGATAACGCCGGTCGCAATGCTTGTTGCAGCCGATGCGATATTTTCATCTTGGATAACAGTAGGGATGTATGACTGAATTGCAGTGGTTGCGCCATGAATCATGACGTTTGCAACAAAGTCGATAGATGTGTTTTTGGTCTGGGTGAGAAGAACTTGCGCAGCAGTGCGAACATCACCAGTTGTAATTGCAGTTCTTACAGCAGACCAACCGATGTTTACAATGCTGTCAATGTAGCTATCAAGATAAGTACCAAGACTTTGCCCAAGTTCACTATCGCGGTCAACGTTTGTGTTGTCGTAAATCCAGTTTTTCAAACCGGTTTTAGTGTTATTGATAAAAGTTTGGCTTGCATTTACTAGAACTTCGCCAACCTTGTTTTCGACATACCAGATTGCGTTGTTGACAACGCTCTCACAGAACTGCTGTAAGGTGACAAAGAAGTTGCCGCCATTCATCAAGTTGTAAACAGCTTCCAAGCCGTTCTTCTTGATGCCGTCGAACTGTGCGTGCAGGAAGTCGTCAAGATATTTGCCAAGTTCAGAAGTTTTGTCTACGCCTACGCCGTCAAGGTATTTACTGACAATGCCATTAGTAAAATCTAGCCATTCACTGTCAGTCATGGGGTCGTCTGCTTCTGTACCCTCGATTGCGCGTTTGAATTGCTCTATGTCGTCGTCAGTGATGTAGTCGCATTTGGTGAAATTTACAGTTACGTAGGAATGCTCAACGTATGGAATACCGGGGAACTCTGCAATAGAGTTGGGATTTACAGAGAAATCGGCAGTTGCGTTGAAGTTGGTGTAATCAGTGCGTGTTGAAGATGTAAAGTAAATTTGGAAATGAAGGGGGTAGCCGGTGGATTTGCCGGTGTTACCGACTGCACCTACTTTGTCACCTTGACTAACCTTATCATTAACCTTTTGAGTAGGCAAGCTAATCAGATGTGCGTATCGAGTGTAGTAACAATTTCCGCTGTCGTCTTTAGTGTCGTCATGCCGAATCAGAATTGTATTGCCCCAGCTGTCGGACGTGTAACACTGTACAACTGTACCCGCCTTAGAAGCATAAACAGGATAACCAGCAATCTGGCCGGGGATGCCTGTTGTGAGGTCAAGGGCTTTGTGGCTGTCTTTGTAACCGGTAGAGCAGAACCATGTGCCAACGCCCAGTGGCATTGTCCATTGGTTTGTAACATAATACCCGTCAGGGTAATTATTTACCCCGTCACCAGTGTTACCGCCCATGCCAGCAGAACGTCCTGCCTTGAGTTGCACAACAGCATAGTCGTGGTCGTTGGCGGGGAATGCATTTTGAGTAAGCCACGGGTTGAGCTTGAGGATATCTTCGGGAGACATTCCAATGATATCACCTAGTTTGGTTAAGTCGTCATTCCATGTTCCCGGATATTGTACTTTGATTGTGGTGAATACAGCATTATTACCAGACATGGAGTTTTTCATGCCTGAAATATTATCTTCATGAGTTGTACTCATTTGTTCACCACCTTATACGATAGGGTTAGGCTGGTCAAAGTTGCCAAATGTTGCGGTATAAGCCCAGAAGAAAATGCCGTTATCAAAGATACGTTTGATAACTCTCATGTCATCATCAGGGAAGTTGCCAGTGGCGTTAAGACCCATAGTTTTAATATATGTCCAGTTAAGTCTAGCATGAAGATTCAGTGTTTTGTACACGCTTTGCTTGTAGCCGTAAACACTGAGATATTTGTCACAACGTTTTACAATATCGAGCGGCGGAACTTTATAGCCGTAAGAAAGTGCAGTTTCATTGCCAGCAAGATATACGTTAGAGGTAGCGACACCACCAACAGCGGGAGCTTGATAGCATTCATTGATGTACTTCAAGTCCTCGCTGATTGCGTCATTACCAGTATTGTAAATTTGCAAATTCTTATAAGCATCATAAGTATTTACGCCAGATTGGAAGATGCTGTTTGCTTGACTTACTAAGCTACCACCAGAAGTAGCCGCTGCACGTAAAGCAGAACCTGCGCTAAATGCGCTAAGTGTACCACTTACTACATCAGCTGCCCCGCCTACAACTGCGGCAGCTGCTTGGTCTCTCTGGATAGAGCGTGTCATGGAACTACGTCTATTGTACATAGCGTTAGAACCAGAGTGAAGATTGAAGTCATTTTTGTACTGGTTATATGCCCACGTAGATTCAGGGATGGTGGTAGTTACCAATAGGCCAGAGATTCTCGCGTTTGAATAGTTAGATACCATACAACCAAGAGAACCGCTTGTACCGTCGTCAAGAATCTTTAATTGAACAGATGCACCATTGACGTATTCAGGATTGAACTCAAGTTCCTGTCCATACATTTGGAAATAGCACGTAATAAACGCACCGGAAAGAAGTTTTTTGTTAGTCGGATAATACGTCTGCTGAGAAGTGCCAGACATACAAGCAAGATAAGTTGGGCGTTTTGCGTAAGAGATGATAGTGCCGTTTTGACTTGTAGTTTGCTGAATACGGGATACAGCAGAAGCAGTACCCTGTTTAACATAATTGCCTAGCTGCGTATTCATGGGCGCGGGATTCGTTACTGTTGCGCCAATAACTTTAGCAGAACCGGAATAAAGGCCATTGATAACCTCGCCGTCCATAGATGTGCCATCGGGAGTGCAAGTTGCATAGAGAAAAATCTCTCTTGGGGTCAAATCATGCGTACCAACTTGATGATAGCCACCATGACTGATATCAGTAAAATCTTCCGGTACAATATTGTCACCAGCAACATCCGTATCAGAATGGCACCGGTCAACGTAGCTCTGGTAATAGGTAATATCAAAGAACCAAGTTTGGATAACGTCGGTGCTAACGTACAGCCGTGTGCTGCCATTGCTCGCCCACTCCACGCGGTTGATGAATGCATAGAACCAGCGCTGCCCAAAGTTGCTGTTCTGGTACATGATATAGTTGCAGTTATAGAGATTGTCAACTTCCTCAGGGACAACAATTGTATTGTCTTTCTTGATGTAGTTGAAGTTCGCATACGTCTTTACCGTCTTGCTGGTAAAGTATGCGGTTTGAGCTGCGACATTGGGAAACCATAATGTATTCCTGTAGTCACTTTCAAGCGGCGTACTCAGCAGCCGTAAATTCGTAGTTGGTGTAAACATTATATTCTCCTTGCCCCTGACCCACCCTCGACAACCGGAGGAACTTGGTTGTCTACCGTAAGGAGTGAACAGAATGTCGAACTTAAGAAGGGCTGTTAACCTTCGATGAAAGCCCACGCATTGGCGAACGGACTGACCGCCATAGTCTCCCAGTGATGCAGGAAGTAGGTGCGGCTCAGGGTTGCAGCGTTGTACGGGGTCTCGGCCATTTGATAGCGGTTGTCATGAGAACGAATCATGGTGTTGTCGGCAATAACAGCCAGCGTCTTGGCAGCATTGCCAGTATCACCAAAGCTGTCCACGATAACCTGACGGCCCATGAACTCAGCTTTGTTCATGTTGAATGCCTTTGCCAGCACCTCAACGTCGGTGTAAGCGGCGACATCAGCACGAACCAGAATGCTGATACGGTCGGGGGTAGTCCATGTGGTCAGGGAGGTTGCACCTTCCACGCCAGCAGCATCGGCCATCTTCTTGTAGCAGTTGTAGTTGACACTGGGGAACTGGAACTGAAGGAACTTGGCACGGGAATCCGTGATAAGCGTTTTGGCGAATGCTTCATGGTCGTCACCGTTCTGGATGGTGGTAGAGTTGATGTTGCCATCATTGATAGCCTGCCCAACCAGACCCTTCATCAGCTTGAACTCGTCAATGTTATCACCACTGGTCAGAGTGTTGATAATCATGTTGACGAAGTTGTTGAAGGTGTCGGCAGAGACGAAAGCGCCAGCCAGCTGAGCGTCATAGACAGTCACCTTGTACTTGTCCTGACGGTTACGGCGGTAATAGACCGTCTTGACATCAGGGTTGCCAGGAGACAGGACGTCGGACATGGCGGTGGAATCGTATGGGGTAGCAACGGCAGGGTTAGCAATGGAATCCTGCACATCAGTGCCGTAAGGAACGTCTGCACCCTTGAAGATTTTCAGGGGGTTCTCGTAGACGACGTTGTGTGCTTCCTGAAAGATAATGCGGTTCACCAGCCCATTGATGAACTCATTCATGAACGGGGTGCACGACATGATAGTGCCACCGGTAGCCTGCAAGGTTGCATTGGTAGCCAGCGGGACATTCTCTTTCAGGGTCGAGTTGGTGCTGATAACGGCGTTGATAACGTCAACAGCAGTTGCCATAAATAATCACTATCCTTTCTTAGTGTTTTGTGTTAGCCTTTGAGGTCGAGCCTACCGTTGGCAAACAAACGGTTAATGGGGTTAGGGTCAGTCTCAGGTCGCTGAGGTTCATTCAGTTTGGTGGTATCGTCGGGCACAGTCACGCGAAGAAAGAGGTTCATATTGTCCTCTTTCAGTTTCGCGTTCTTTGCAGTCAAATCCTCAACGTTATTCTGAGCAGACACCTTCGCTGCCACCTCTTCACTAAAGCCAGTAGTCAGCTCGGCCAGCAGATTGGAGATTTTACCTTGGTCTGCATCTTCACCGATGCTTGCAAGAATCTCCTGAGTTTTTGCATTGTACTCAGACAGTTCCATTCTGTGTCACTCCTTTATGTTACTTCTTGGAACGGTAATCCCATCTACCCTTACCGTCTCTTACATCCACATGGACGAAGGTGTCATACAGACCCAAGCCAAGCGAATTGCGGTAGGAAGAGTTGATGTAATTATAGAGCGAAAGCGGAGTAACACCCGGAATACGAATGTCTGCCGCATTGCCGTGAGTGTGCTGTGATTTAGGAGAAGAGTTCTTGAGCTTGGAATTGTAGGCAACAGTGCGATAACCACTGTTGATGATAACGGGCTTGTTGAAGTGATTACGGATGTTTTCAAGTACATCAATAAGTGCTTTATTCAGCACAACGACACGGGAATTGTCAGTGCACTTGAACTCACTGATAGTGAAGTGCTCACTGACCTTTTCATTGACGTGTTCAGTTACGTCAACGACGTAATATTCAGCGGTTTTCATGAGAATCACTATCCTTCTTGTTGTTCAATGCAGACAGGAACGGCGCAACAATGGCGACCAAATCCGGGTTAATGCTGCCCAAGTTTTCCAAAATGGAAATAGCTTCGGTCAGAATTACCAGCGTACTGATAGTAACTGCTGCGGGGAACTTAAAGCCCATATCCACATAGGCCATGGCAAAATCTGCCAAGTAGCCAAAAGCAACGAACAGAATGAACGATGCCTTTTTGTAGATACCTTCCCTTGCTTTCGTACTGGAAAGCTCTTTGTTCTTGAGGGCTTTCAAAACACCGGTCAGCACATCGACCATCATGAAAATCAGGACGAGGTACACTTCGACCGGAACGGATGAAGCAAACTCCACTTTCTTCACCCCCTTCCCCTCCCGTTTATTCTATTATACCATAAAGGGTTGACTTTGAACAGGGGGTGCGGTATAATAATTATAGATGGAACGTCCATTTTCGCAAATGTTCCACGTGGAACAATTTTTACGAGGTGTATATTTTGGGCGAATTTTACGACGGGGCAAAGCTCCTTTCAATGACTGACGTTTCAGGCAACAAGCCTGAAATTTATATGTGTACTACCAACCGCAGTGGCGGCAAGACGACATGGTTCAACCGCTACTGTCTGAAACGGTTTATCAACTATGGCGAAAAGTTCATGCTGCTGTATCGATATAATTATGAACTGGATGATTGCGCCAATAAATTTTTTAAGGACATTGGCGGGCTGTTCTTTCAGGGGCACCAAATGACAGACCAGCGCAGGGCCAAGGGTATCTTCTATGAACTTTTTCTGGATGGCGTCAATTGTGGATACGCAGTAAGTATCAACAGCGCAGACCAGATTAAAAAATATTCCCACTTCTTCTCTGATACAGTACGCATGGTAATGGATGAATTTCAAAGCGAAACAAACCATTACTGCTCGGATGAAGTGAAAAAGTTCCGCTCAGTGCATACATCTGTCGCACGTGGTCAGGGTGAACAAAGCCGGTATGTTCCGGTATATATGCTGTCCAACCCTGTTACACTGCTAAACCCTTACTATGTTGCTATGAACATCAGCAGCCGACTGAACGATAATGTGAAGTTTCTGCGTGGTGAGGGTTGGGTGCTGGAACAGGGCTATGTAGACGCCGCTTCTAAGGCACAGGCTGGCTCTGCTTTCAACAGAGCTTTCTCTGGTGACACGTATGATACGTACCTGACGCAAGCTGTATATCTGAATGACAGTTCAGCATTCATCGAAAAACCAGAGGGCAGTTCTCGCTATCTTGGCACACTGCGCTATATGGGCAAGGAGTATGGCCTGCGTGAGTTTGCTGACAGTGGTGTTATTTTCTGCGATGATAGGCCTGACACCACATATAAGTTCAAGCTGGCTGTCACTACTGACGACCACCGTGTAAACTATGTGATGCTGAAAAGCTACTCCATGTTCTTAGACAATATGCGTTACTACTTCGACCGTGGCGCGTTCCGGTTTAAGAACCTTATGTGCAAAGAGGTAATTCTCAAGGCACTGTCTTACTAAGCTTATCCCATCGAGCAACTAACATTGATGCAACCGGGTAGCAACGGCGATGAACCGTCCGGGATGCAGGTTCGTGTAGGCTGCACGCCCTGTTGGAACTCGATTAAGGATATAGAAAACCCCCAGAGGATACATCGTAAGATGCCCTTTGGGGGTTTATTTTGTTACTCCAACATAAAGAATGCTGCTGCCATTAAATCAATGCCGAACATGATAACAGCTGCGATAATCAGCTCCCACAGAGCTGCACCGTTAGTTACCATATCACCGATGCCAATACATTCAGCGCCAATCATAACAATAAACGAACCAGCAGTAAACAGCACATCACACCATTTCATTGCATCACGCTCCATGCTACTTCGCACCATAAAAGCAAAGCAATCAATGCGCACATTACTGCAATAAGAATGGCAGCATCAACAAAGCCGTGCTTAATAGAATATACAAACGTGTAGCCAACATACGCTACAATCAGAGCCGCAATAATCAGAATAGACATGAATACCTCACTTTTCACTAGGCCAGATGGAGAACCCAGAACCAGCGATGATTGCCGTAAATGTTCTAGGGCCGTCCACTTTGTACATCATAACTTTAGAGCGAAGAATGTCGTCTGGTAATGAACCAATGCGTAAGCACTGGTCGTTAAAACCGGGAAGATGCACGTAGTCCTTCTCAAGCATTGCTGCAACGTACAGCAGAGAATCTTTCTTGATAGCTCTGCGCTTGAACGTTTCAGAGGGCAACTTAATAAGAATATAGCGCCGCCCGATAGCATCCTCTACAGAATCGCTCATGCTAGGTAATGTTCCATTACTCACTGCTGCCCACCCTTTCCTGCAAATTCTGCATACAACCGCCATCGTTGATTGCGTTGACGCGGTGCAACATAATCCAGTCCGCAGGCTGCGGGTCATAGTGCTCAAGGTGATAGGGGCATTCAGTATAATTGCAGTCCTTTGTTCTGCCATAGGAACTGTCACAGATAAGATAGTGCTCCATTATTTAATCTCCTTATAATCGCCATAGCGCTTAAAGTAACCTGCCACAGAGGGGCGCTGCTCAAACTTGACCCACTGCAACAAGTGTCCGCAGTTCTTGCAGTAAATGCCAGAGAAGTAACCCTGTGCCACCATTTCAAACTGTATCCCACCGCAGGTCTTGCATTTCTTGTTTCTGAATTTCATAATTACACCTCGATTGCAATAACAACTTTGTCCTCAACCGGCAGATAACTAAAGGCATAAACTTTATTGATAGCATATTTCTTGAGCACATCTTCGTGCGAATCGAAGCTGCCAAGGGTATCACCGCCATCGGTCTGCATTTCAATGCCCACAAACGGCAACCAATTAGACCACATATTCCATAATTCGACTACAGTCATTGTATCACCTCATTGTAAAATCTGTATCAACCAGCAGCACGCCACCGGGGATTCTCCTTGGCAACAGCTTACCGGGTACAGTTAAACCAACCTTAAAATCAGATAATGTTCTAGTCTTTGATAAGAACTGGATTTCTTCTGGTGTAAGCCCGGAATCTTTAAGCTCTTGTTCCTCATTTCTTGGGTTCTTACCTTCATCAATATCTTTTGCAACAGCAGGGTCAAACGATTCTGCAAACAGATTCTTGCATCTTGCTGGCATGCCAGCGCATTTGATATTGTAATAGGGATTTTCAATTGGTTCCAAGTCCTCTTTTGTTACGTGCTCAATGTACGTTTTCTGCCGCACAAACCAACCAATGTCCCAGCTGGATTCAAGTTTCCAGCAGCAGAAGTTTGTGGGATGCACCTTGATACCCTTCAACTGCTCAGGCGGCAAGTCACAATGTATACTGTCTGTGTCTGCATAAATGAATCCGGGTTTATCTGGGCCATAATAGTTTTGTTGAGCTGCACGAATGGTAAAGTTGCGGGCATAACTAGTGATAGCGCTTCCAACTGGAATGTATCCAGGTTTCTTTTCGTACTCTTCGACCTCATAATATCCAACGCTCCCGTCGTCTTTAAGATAAGCCACTTTGAATGATGATTCCATTGAACTTGCCATCTTTCCATACAAGTTGTTCAGGAACAGTTTAGCTAATGTGCGCTTTGCGCCTTTACTTGTTTTCTTTATCGCTGCGTACTTGTTAATGTATTCATCAAAGATACCGATAGCAGATGCAAACTCACAATAGTCCAGCAGCTCGTAGTCCACCAAGTCATAATGCTCACGCAACAGAATGAAATCAGTTTGGGTCAATGTAAGCTCAACTCTGGTGTCGTGCAAGTTACCATCAACGTCATAATAATATTCTCGTGCAATGCCATCCTTACCCACTACATCAGAACTTTCCAATGCTTCTGTCCCCTTGTACATCCATGTGCCTTTTATCTGAATGAACGGCAGCTTACCGGGCTTAAGATAGAAGCGGGTCTTAATGCGGAAGAAATAGAAATGGCCGTACTCGTAGGAACGCGTGGGTTTTTTCTCAGGTTGAAACCAGAACGGGTCATACTTAACTGGGCACGAATAATCTCCAAACAATGTTCCTTCGTCTGCTTCAACATGCACGAACTTCGGAATACCCACGGGATAGTCTGAGCCTGATTCAGAGTGCATAACACTGGGATACAAGCTGTTCACATCTGCGGTCACACCATTGTGATACTCCTTACACGTTTTCTGCTTTACGATGTAGCACCAGCCACCTTTATATGACTTGTGTATCCACTCGCCTGCGGTCTTGCTTCCGAACTGCTCTTCGTCCAATGGAATTTGATATAGGTCTGGAAAGTATTCTTTGTATTCGTCCTGCATAATGTTACGATACTCTGATAAGCAACAGCTTCCAATGGTCAACTTACGATGGCCCTCAGAGAACATAATTTCAAGCGCTTCTTTAATGACAAGAACGTCATTAGCAATGTACTTTAACTCTTCCTCTGTGATGGGGCAGCCTGCATAACGCTCACCCTTATATTCCATTTCCAACTTTTGGTGCTTGGTCTGGAACGACTTGCCAATCGCTTTCAGGGAGAAGGGTAAGAGCTTTAGACTGTCTCGCAATTCGATATAGTGGCCGTTTACCTTGATGGTCATGCTGTACCACTGGCCCATGTCAGAGATAGCATACTTAAATGACTTATCAGGCATATCCCAGTTCTTACGGAACTTGACATGCTTTTCATCAATGGTATCATAGGCTTGCTTGTACTGCAAATCGTGAAGAAGATAGTACATCCAGAAGTTACCATCGAATTTCAGATTGTGGAAGTATACGACGATGTTTTCATCTAAGCTAATGTAGTAATTGAACAACTCGCCTATGCTGTGAAACACCATAACATCCTCTGTCCAAAGTTCCACACTAGCCGCAGACCAAACCTCAGTGCTTTTTTGTTGATGCGTATTCTGTTCTACTGTTGTTTCAAAGTCTGCACTAAACGTGCGCCACTTGTCAGAACGTGCCACAATGTATCATTCCTCAAAATCTGAATCTTCATACTGCGATTCATACGTTGATTGCATGTCGCCCATGCCAAGGGCAGAGCCATCCGGGTTGAAGATTTCCAAAATCTCAGACATTGCTGCACCGGCCTTTTCTCGATAACCAGATGCCGCTGCTGCTGTCAAGTCGTCCATCAACCTAGGGTGAGTGTTGATAGCTCTCATTACATTAAGCAAGCCGCGACGCTCAATCGCCCTATTCAAAGCTGTACGAATAGCCTGCACATTGTTCTGGTTCGAGCGCGCAACCCAGTTACGGTCATGCTCAGTTTTAAGGTTTCCCCAATCACTTTCAGAAATACCAGAGTAATCGCCAGCCATAAATGCATCAAGCTGCCCTGCAAAGGCCTGATACGCGGCATCATCAACAAACTGCTGTGAAACAGCATCCACAAAGTTATCTGCAACAACCTGTTCCTCGCGGGCTGGCTTAGCAATCTTGCTCACAGCATACCGGTTATAACGCTCAATGGCCTGCTCGCCAGAAAAAACCTCACCTGTCTCAGAATCGTAAGACAGAATGTACTCTTTCAGCTTTTCAGGGCTGTTCGCCAGCCGGTTCATACGCTGTACATCCCTTGCCCGATATTGCTTCACATCAAGCAAACGCTGAATCTGGGGTGTTACCTCTGCATCAAGGCCTTGCGATTTTGCAGATTGCAATTGTCTGTTCACAGCTTGCAGCAGGCTGTCTTTTGCATACCGCAACTCCCGTGCGTGCTGCGCCGCGCTACGCTGTTTTGCGTTCATATTTTGTTCACCTACTTCCTATCAAAAATCCCCCTCACCGTGTTTCAGATAAGGGGGATTTATAGTCACTGTGTTATGCTGCCGAAACAGCTAAGTCATTTTACTCGACGACCTTGCAGGCGATGTACTCACGGCCGTTCTTACTGGTGCCAGTGACGACCTGCACCTTGGTGAACTCCTCACCGAACTGTGCGTACATATCAACAGCGTTGCTGAAGTCCTTGCAGAAGGTAGCGCTGTTGGTGCAGTATGCCTTGCCGTCGTCAGTGGTCAGAGCCAGCAGCTGCTGCTCTTCGCCCTTGGCATTCACGTCGGTGTACAGCACCCAGCTTGCCAGCGTCAGGGTAGAACCCTTGGCAGTAGTCAGCTTTTCACGGTCAGGAGCCTGCGTCAGAGCGTACAGGTCATGGGCGGAAGTAACGGAAGCGGACTTAGCGATGATGTTCATAATTGTATCTCCTTATCTGTTCTTGTGAATTACTGGTCGTCGGACTTCTTGGAGCGCTTGCCGAAGGTGACCGCTTCCTCTGCGGTAATGGTCTGTTCGTCGATAACGTCAGCCTGCTCAAACCATGCCTGCATGGTCATGCCACGGGTCTGCACCTTGCACTCCATGGCAGTAACAGCGATGGGGTTGTAACCTTCCTGCTCCCAATTCTTGGAAATGGCCTTGAGTGCTGCTTCTTTAGAGGGGAAAGCGCCATCAACAGTGATGGTCATATCCACGACCTCAAAGGTGGTGGTGTTGACGGCCTTAACGGTGCAAGCGGTGATAGCGGAACGACGGGTGATGTAATACTTACGCATGATAGATATTCCTTTCTGTCGATGTAAAAGATGTGTGTTGTGGGCTTTCTGCCCACTCTTATTGTACCATACTTTTGGTCAGATTGACATGGACTGTTGTTGCCAAAGGGATAGACAATTGTTGATTTTGATAAATTTTTAACAATCGGTATGCCCTCTGGAAAGCGATGCTAGGGCGGGACTTTCCACAGTTTCAACATAGTTTTCAACTCCTGTTCTCGTGAGTAATTCTCACGTTACGACCTTGAACCAGCGGTTCAGGGCCGTTGCCTGAAAATTACAGGTCAAAAAGCAACTCTAATTTGCGATAGGTGAATACATCCATCGGGAAGTTGCTGCCATTCTTCACAATCCAAACGGGCAAGCCTTCCTCTAAGGCATATTCCATTGCGCGGATGCAGGATGGAAAGCGGTTTTCAAGGTCGGGGTAAAACGCGACCTCTGGTTCGTCAAAAACCCGTTTATCCATACACCAACGCGCTTCTTTCAATTCCAGCGCAGAATACCTCTGCAAGAGATATTCATACATTCGGGATGCCAATTGTGCGCTATTCAAGCGTGCGGACATTGCTTGACACCTTCTTTCTTTTTGTCATTCCTGCAATCCATGTAACCGGTCAAATAGTCCAAAACTGATTCAAGGTCTTTACGGGGTTTAGTGTTAGGGTCAAGCGCCCTTACAGACAGGTGCAGCGCGTTGTAAAGTGCAACACATTCTGCGTCGCTGTAGTTTTTCAGATACAGGCGAACCATGTTTTAGCTCCTTTCGTCAAAATCCGGGTCACAAATAGACATCACGCCAGAGCCTACAAAATAGGCTGCGGCGCAAATGCCAATGAACGATACCAGATTAAGTGTGGAATTAGCGAACCATGGCGTAAAAGCCAATGCCCACAGTGCTGCAATGATTTTCATTCTTAACACTCCTTTTCTCGTGAGTAATTCTCACGTTGCTGCCTTGAACCGTAGTTCAGGGCAACTGCCTAAGAATTACAGAGGGGTTACATCCCATTGCACGCAATTGGGGATACCACGTGCCATTTTATCCGCAGCTGCCTGCGCTCTGCCTAACGTCGAATATTGACGTTCAACAACTGCAATGCGATTAACGATTGCAAACGCTTTGGCTGCTTTGGTCGTTGCGTGCTCTTTGCTGTAAAACTCAATTTTATAGAACCGCATAATTCAGTGCTCCTTTTCTACCATGTTCCAGCTGTAATGCTTTACAGTGGTCAACCCATCCGTGTAATCCGCTGCGACTTTGCACATCGAATATTGATACCGCTGTGTAGCGCTTTCAGTAAACGTCGCAACAAGAGCTTTGTTTTGCTCAAGCCTGTAAAAACTGTAGCCACATGATGTGACATGATACAGTGCATCACCGTAAACAGAATTGACATAGAAACCATTGAAACACTGGTCAACCTTAATCAATGTTGCCATATTGTACCTCTTTTCTGTGTTCTGTGTTTGGCGTCTCTGCGTGGTTTCCCATCATCAGCGTGCAAGTAACCAGCTTGCGCGGACGGCCTTTGCAGGCCGTTTCGGGTTTAGCGAATTGCCTTGCCAACGTTCACATAATGTTCAAACATTTCAACGGCATTCAGCATCATTCCATCAATCCAAATGTGACCGCCTACTGCAGTATCACGACACTGAAAATACAGGTTAGAACCGGTCAATTCAGTTGTGAACCGGTTGACGTGACGGGATGTGGTTGCACTGCATCCAGCATAGTAATTGATACCAATATCAATTGCGTCTGCATTGTCCGGGCCTACCGTCACATCCAAAATCAGGGTATTGTACGACCACAGACGGACATTGCGCAGGATGGAAAAATCATCAACGATAAATTCCACATGGCAATTTGCTGCGGGCATAGAAATCATGTGATAGTTGTAGCTTTTCATAATATTACTCCTTTGTTCTGTGTTCTGTGTTTTGGCTTTCCATCATCAGTGCACAAGTAGCCAACTTGTACAGACGGCCTAAAGGCCGTTTCGGAATTACACGTGCGGTGTATAACGCATGAAAACATTTTCACCGTCACGCTTGTATGCGTGCAGGTCTCGAACGTCACCACATGACACAAGTTCATTGCCAGAGAATAATAACCACATGTCCAAATACTGGCGATGGTCAATTTCTAACCGGTCGCCCCACATTTGGCAAACATAGCTTTCCTCTGTGCCGTAGGCAGTGTAAATAATCGGATAAACGCAAATGTTGTACAGCATAATGTTACCGTCCTTTGTTCTGTGTTGTGTTATCGTGGTATTCCCACGTTGCAAGGCACGGCATTCAGTCCCAATTTACCGGCGACCTATTGCCATGCCCTGCTGCCTAGGAATACACAACAGAACAGAATAATGCTAGATGGATTGAAAGCCGGTGAACGTCTCGACCATGCTACCACGTGCCGTGCCCCTCGACCTTGCTACCGGGCTTTTGGCTTTCTTTCCACCTCTATTGTACCACACTTTAGTGTGGATGTCAAGTGGTTTCTTTCTAAGCACATCAGGTGTGATCTTACCAATTGCCTTGCCCGGTGCACTCTTTTGTGTGCCCCTCTTGACACCGCTATTATACCATAAGTCAATCCCTATTGCAACCCCCTACAGCAAATATACTTGCATGGATGCAACGATCCTGCACAACGATGTGCACAGCGTTGTATACTACAGGGCCATACGTTGCACTACAAGTGCAACGTATGGCCCTGTAGTATAC